AATCAGGGGCAGGTATGTGTGGATAAGATCCGGGCCAAGCCAATGGAGCTGAATAGAGCTGGATAGAGCTGAATAGAGCTAAATAGAGCTGAATGGAGACTGATGGGGACTAATAGAGCCTAGCAGACTTATCCACAGCCTAGCAGACTTATCCACAGCCTTCAAAAGTTATCAACAGGGTGGAGCGCAATATATGTAACTTATCCACAGACTTATCCACAGCCCTTAAGACTCTCTCAGAGCCTCTCCACTGTACCTGTAAACCAGCCCACCCCAACGCCTAGGGTAGACTTACAACCCACCCCATAGAGCCTCAGAAAAACGCCTGCCGCAATAATCTTAGAAGCAACCTCTCTTTGCATAACCCCAAGATTCTCCCCTGATAATCTATAATTATCTTCCTGATTCCCTGTAAGCAAAAACCAATCGAAGATAAATAGAAGGAAAGTAAAAAATACCGTTAGACAGACTTGACAGATCGAAAAACGCATGTTATAATAAATTATAAGCAAGCTACTAGTATGGTTGTATATCTCCTATAGGTAATCTGTTTGTATTGTATTTGGTTTATCTTGTATGGTTTCTGTTCTATAGGTTTCTGTCAGTATCCTGTCACTATGCTTGTGCTATTCTCCCTAGTTTCTATGGTTCGTATGGTAGTGTGTTCTATCTATGGTTCGTATGGTAGTGTGGTATTGTTGGTATCCACACGATTATTACATTGTCAATGGTTTTCTTATTGAACCAAACTACCATCCAGATTAAACAAGCTTATCTCCCACATGCCACCACCAATAGACTTGAAGTTAAAGTTATACACCTTACCCTGTGATGTTGTCTTAGGTGTGGCTGAGAATCCCTCGTCTTCTATAATTAGATTTCTTGTCTTTGTTGGTATCCACAAACGTCCTGTGGGTTGATCTGAGAAATAAGATCTCATTGCTGCTACTGTAGGTGCTGCCATAATGTTAATCCTCTTTTGGTGGGTAATATACCTCAATCAAGTCTTTCGATGGTTTGAACGTCACAGTTATGAGCTATTTGGTAAAGCCTTGCTTTATAGTCACTACCAGAGACGTATGCGTATGACTCGCCAGATGCAGTTGTGATTACAAAATAAATAATGTTTCCGCGAGTGTAATATACCATATGCCTCATGAATCTCTCCCTCTTTTCTCGACTTGATGAAAGCTATTCTAAGCTAATCTCCCCTGTACGTCAACTTAATTCTCTGATTTACTAGCATGACTCCGCCGAGTAACCAGAGTTGAAGCGTCTTCATTACTTACCTTCTTATAGTTATAGTAGATCTTCTGTGAGGTCCCTGAGTCCACTATACTCATCAGTAACCCAACGGTCCGAGTGGATTCTAAGAGCCACGCTGTAGCCATCCTTAGGCAGCGTTACGATGGCCATGCCTTCCTTCCACATGGTGATAACCTCTGCTGCATTAATCATTTTATCTCTCATTTTGTAATTACACTCCCTTAGATGAGTTATTAATCTTACGCACTTCCCTGTGCATTTGTCAAACCACTTAATCTAAGCGTGAACTTGCATAAGCTTTGAAGCCATACTTGCAGAATACTTCTGCTGCTGCTCTTGAGCCTGCTTCCAGTGTGTCAATGTTCTGGGACGGAAAGTTGGATGGGTTCCAAATCTGGAAGTTCTTATCCCAAGCTTTATTAATACCAGCAGCCTTGAGAGCCTTACCAAGCTTTGTATTGCCTCGGATAGACTTACCCTCGTCGTCTCGGATAACAACCCAAGAGAAGCCACAAGAACAAGAGCCACCATCAACGCCTTGCATAGTTTCATGGAAGAAAGTATTAGCTGCATCCTGTGCTGCCAAGGTAGCTTCTTCTTTCATTGCCAATAAATCATAGGGTGAATAGTACATAAGTTATTCTCCTGTGTTGATGTGATGAAGTAATCTTATTTGATATCAGGACCAATGTCAATACTGATCGGATAAACCAGCTTCATTCTTTCCAGAGCAGCTTCATAGTCACCCCCAGCCATTGATAAAGATATGCCGCAGGCCATTGGTCCTTTACCTGTAATGTCCATAAGCTTGCTTATCTTTTCCTCGTTTGTCATTAGTTAGTCTCCAACCTTCTTACCAGCTATGTCAACAGGCTCTTCAGCCCAACGTTTTTTGAACTTTTTCAACCTAATTGATAGGTCTGCTTTTTTAGCCATTTCATTGGCGACTATCTTGTGGTCCAAAGCTTCATTAAACTCTCTCCACTGAGAGTAGCTGACGTTAACACAACTAACCCCATCATCATCAATATCTGCCCGCAATAGAATATCCTTACGGATTGCCTCACATGCCTTCAGTAGTCGGTCAAAGTCTCTCACAGTGACTCCCTCAATAGCAAGGTAGACAATTCTTTAATTGCATCTACACGACTATAAGCAAAAAGCTCTTCAACACCGTAGACGGTATCTTCACAACAAGCGCCTTTAAAATTACCACCAATTTGCGTCTTTTGTAGAAGAGTAACATAATCGGCAAGCTCTTGCATTTTAATCATTTGTAGTTCAAGCGCAGTTATTCGCTTTACAAGGGCTTCGTTGTCTGTCTTTAGAGCGGATATTCCCGAGTCTTGTGATTCTTTCTTTGGATGGAGAGCTCCTAGCATCTCAAGCAAATCATGTTCATCGAGGTAAGTATACCACCTGTTTGGTTCAATACAAATTTCATTATCATCATCGACGCGAAAGTATATTTTATTACTTGCAGTTGTTGGCATAAAACCCTCCCTATTTATTTAATAAGTTTTTTATACAGTGGAATTCAACGTTGTTGCTAAAGTCGTTGATAACCCGTTCCTTATAAGATTGTGTTTGGAACATTGGCTCTTCAAAAGAAGACAAAGCAATAGAATCAAGCTTCTTACGTAGGTGTTGTGGCATATCAAATTTCTTTTCCATTTTGCCCACGGACTCCAATAGATAGCCTATAGTAGCGCCCCCCTGTCTGGCAGTCATAATCCTGTTGGCCATTTCCCCAAGACCTTCACAATAGCTTATCACGTTGCTTGGAACAAGACCTTCCGCCTGAGCTGACGGAACAAACCCTGTGGATAGTACTAAAAAAGCTAACACACTCATGTACTTACGCATAATAATCCCCTTAAAACATATCTACAAAACCAAGAACACTACCAACTGGACCCATGAAGATAGCAACTGCTTTTATAAACAGATAACCACTTACCTCTCCAATAGCTGGTGATGCCGCAAACCCTTGAATTACTTGCACTATATTTGCAACATAGCCTACAAGAAACACCATCCAAATAACAGCAATAATTGTCATAAAAACCTCCTTATGTAACCTTACAAAATGGACAACCCGATAAGTAGTTATGTTGACACAATGGAACCTCAAGGTCAGTACATTCATCAACAATAATCAAATCTGCTTCCAAACCAGTAATCTTTTCTTCTTTCTTTTCATCAGTCTCCACACGCATCTTGTACTTAGGTGAACGAAGATCCCGTTTGATGTGACTCTCTTTTGTGGAACTAGCCATTGCCGGTCTCCTTAACTACCACTTAACTGTAAGAAATGGTGAAGCCTTCCCTGCGATGTACTTAAAAGTCATTATGCAGGTATAACCATCATCTTCAAGCAGCATAACAACCTTTTCCTGCCAACTGTCTTCATACAAAGGCGCAGATGCATTCTCAAAACCTAAGTCGTACACTAGCAGGTAGTCGGTAGACCTGCAAGCACTTTCAATACGTGTTTGGATGGTTTCCCGAGTGGTGGTAATTAAGTTCTTACGCATCGAGACCATCATTTCGTAACTCTCTTGCTCAGGTGTCATAACATTCCCCTCTGTGTTGAATACTGTGTCGAAGAACTCTGAGAAAAACTTTAAGATATTTTTAATCATATGTCACCTCCAATTGCAAAGTTTAATTTTCTGAATCTTCCTTGCGACATCATTGCTATATTCTACACCATTTGACCAATTATAGCCAGAATTATATGATGCCCAAATTTTATGCCAATTACTCCCGTAGTTATCTTTCCAAAACTGAAGGTTAATCATAGCAAACTCTGCTGCTAATTGGAAGTCTTCTATCAATAATTGTGCAGCGCGATTACGATTAAAGTTTGTGTCTTCCCACTTGAGGTAGACTAGTGCGTTGTCGATAGTGATGTGGAAAACAGAAAAAGATGGATCTTGAAGATTAATCATGTATTTACCTGCTGATGATTCTTTCCAAGCAATAGCAGCCAGAGAATATGACATATCTTTTTGCTTACCGATCTGGAAAGCTCTGTACATTACCCTCACCTGACGCTCTGTGAAGCCCTCTGCTGTCAATGTGGGGCAAGAGTGGACCGAAGCCTCAGATACAAACGGAATGCTCAGTAGAATCACTAGAAGAATTGCTTTATACATAGCTACCTCATTTTTAGACAAAATAATAGGGAGCCGAAGCTCCCTTAAAATAACCTTCCAACTTATTTGTTGAAAGTGTGAGTAACACCGTCAGCAACTATCTTGTAAGTTGTCTCGGAGTTAGCTGAACGCCAGCAAGCCTTTGCAGGTGTACCTTTTGATGCCAACTGAGAGTCAAACACTGAGATCAGGTTTGGATGCTTCTCTTTACGAGTAGCGACAGCTTTCTGATACTTCTCTGCTGCTTCTGTGCCTACAATGCCTGCCGTGACTTTCTTGTTGAATACAACAGTACGCTCACTACCATCAACCTTCAGGAAGCTGATTGAAACGAACTGAGTAGCGTTGCCGATAAGTGCCTGAACTTTAGACAATTTCTTTTGATCGCACATAGTATGTTACCTCTTTTGTTTCCGTTTGATTGCTTAGTTTGTGTATATTACCTGTAAACCTAGGTCAAGTCAAGTCAATAGCCAAATAAAATCTTTGTAACACTATTTCTGTCCTTAATCCTCTTGACATAGCACAACTGGACCACTTCCTCTGCTGTATACTTCTGGCAATCACACCAAGACAGCCGAGGATAAGTCCTTGAACCCCTACGATGATTGAGTTTTAAGCACCAAATTTTCATAACCATATCCTCATAATAAGATAGATAAACCAAAACAAAACTGCAAGAATAACAAAAATGCTACCCCAAACTGAGTAATCGTCTCCTATCCAACTATCGCTGCTTATACTTAGCAGTGAATCTAACAACAGCATTACAACGGCAACTGTTGAAAAAGTTAATGCTAAGTTAAGAATTATTTCCACGACGCCCCCCTGCTTTTTTGACCATCCTACTATACGATGGGTGTAGATCATTCAGGCAACCCTTGTCCGTTGCCCATCTCGACACTGTGTTACTGAGCATAACATGCCCGCAAGAAAAACACCAGTTTTTTCCACCACTAGTTATCATTGGCCCATGTGCTTGATAAAAATAGACTTCTTTATCGGAACTTTGATTTGATGACTGGTGCTTGCTCATAGAAACCCTCCCATCCTTTGCCTGCGTTATAGTCTGTGCAGTTTTCAAGCTTTGATTCAATCACTGTAACATCTTCACCAAAAAATACAGGGTATCATCACTGTAGACCCCCAGTAAGTAATCGTCATCAATAATACCAACACGGTGTAGCTCAGAGTACGTTACATAATAACCATCACACCAAGTTCCAGCGATAACCTTCTGACCATGTATGTTTCCATCAAAGCTGTATCCAGACTTGAGTAGCTTTACCAGCATTTTATTTCTCCTGTCTTGTGATTCGATAAGAAGTATTGTCCACCAATAGCTCATTGGAGTCAACAGTTTCGGATTATTTATTTCCATGAAAAAAGCCTGCCAGAAAATATCCCGACAGGCTTTTTTGTATTTTATCTTACTTCTGTTGAATACCTAGTGGTATATAAGCACAAGTACGCATCTTAGCTCCATCTGAGTATCTTGGAACAGCTACAACGTCTTTTGGTTGAACACTAACCGCCAACAGAGTAGTTGCCCAGCCACTGGCGTAGTGCAGACTACCAACATGCAAACCATTAGAACAACTTTCATCAGAATCATCATCTACCTCGGAGCGATCAACTCGGATTTCGTGTCCAAAGTTACCGTTGTAGATCTGACCGTTCTGGTTGACTTCCACTGTAGGACTAGACTTAATAGCCCCTCTCATTAAACTGTAAAGGTCTTGTTGGACACCCTTCCAAGCTGCAATAGTACCGTCATCGTTGATAGTGATACACTCATTCTTCAAAAAGCGATACAGATCTTGGATAGACTTAAAGCTTACATTATCCATCAGGTTATCAAGAAACTTAATTAGCTTTCCATAGTCACCACTTTCACGGCCATATGTCTGGACAGTAGTGATAATGTCATCACAAAGGTCTTGAGGCACTGCACGTTCACTTCCATCTGCCTTGATGAATACAACGCTATCGCCTTCAACATCAACTCGTACACGCCCAACACTAGACGCTGCAATAGATGCTCGTGTGTCCATAAGCGTAAACGCCCTTTGAAGTGTCAGTTTGTCCTGACTTGCTACAATCATTGCACGGATCTCTGCAAAACCACCGCTGTGTTTATTTACATTACGGTTAATGACTTCGCCAGACTCTTTATCAACACGAACGATGCTTACAGAGTCTTGAGGTGCAACTACAAAGTAATCTACATCTGTATCTTCAGCGATATCTTCAGCAACGTAAAGCTCTAGGTCAGAATCTTGGTAAATATTCTGCGTACCATTATCCCAGAAGACGGTAACTGTAAGTTCGTCATGTGTTATAGTCTGGTTTCTTCTATCTGAAACAGTTCCAACAACACCCACAGGGTTGCTAGGCTCTTCTCGATTGTAGTATGCAGACCCTTCAGTAATCATCACACGATCACCAATAGCAGCTTCGTAGTATTTTTTACCGAAAGTAACCGTATCTGTAGTTTTTTCTACATCAACAACTGGCATAGCAATACTAGCACTTAGTACTGGGTTTGCATCCATAAGTTCAGCAGTAGGCACATACTTCACGTTCTCTCGGTCTCCGTTAATATACCCCCAGAATGGGATTAAATCCCACATTGGAGAATCAATGTCAATAACTGTAAAGCTTTCTCCATTTTCTGTTGTAAGAACAGAGTCTTCCCCGTTATTATCAATAAAAGCCTGAACTTCATCAATACAACGGCGAACAGTTTTTCGGCTTACACCAAAACTTTCCCCCATTTCTGTCAGAGTGTGTTCACCTCTTACATCGCGTAGATGCATAGTTACCTTTTGGTTCGTATTAACAATAGATACTGTCATATTTATTTCTCCTTCTTTTGTTTAAGATACTCTATGTATTCTTTTGTGTCTTCAACTTCATCATCCTGCATTGAACTTGATAGTACAGTATTAAGAAGTCTGTTGCTATCTCTCAGTTCTTCAATCGAAGCCTCAAAATTTTCTATATGCTTTTCGATAACACTCACACAGGTGATTAACTCTGATTTAATTTTAACAGTCTTCGGCAACCACTTAGAGCACATTGGATAGCTTTGCTCAAACGAGTCCACTAGCCCCTTAAGTGCTAAATATTCAGGCAATACTTTGAATTTTGTACTAGAATGCCTCCGCAGTGTTTCTTTAGTTTTTTGAACCTTCAGTCCCGAACTATTTGCCTTAGATAGAATTAAATCCTGCAAGCTGTTTTTAAAAGTACGTTTTATTTTTCCTTCATTGTTGCCATTGTATGCGATAACCCCGTCAAGGTCAATCTCTTCCATTACCTCAGTCAATTCATGACCAGTCATATACTGTCCAGCGACTTGGATAAAATAAGTACCCCCAGAGCTGTCGCAATATGCCCAGCGCGAGGTATCTATATCAGAAAAGTCTTTTACAAAATATGAAAAACCTGATCTACCCTTCGGTCTAATCTGCGCCCTAATGGTTTTACTAGCCAAGCCCCCAGATGCATATTTATTAGCAGCCAGTTTACCATCCCAGAAGCTGGAAGTATAGATAATACTATAACAACCATAAGTAATATCCGAGATAATAGCTTCAAGTGTTGCCGTAAGAACAGTATTCTTGTCAGACACAACCATAATTTTTCGGCGCAATGCGTGGTTCTGCTTGATAGCATCCTTTACACCAGACTTACGGCCACAGTCATTAATAATAACTTGCACAGTATAGGGATCAGATGACAAATCTCTAGTAACAAGGGTATTGAATGGTGCGCTATCTACCCGCTTACTTCTAGCCTCTAATCTCGAATTACCATAATCCCCGTAAAATGCAATGTCATAATTTTCTGAATATGAATGAGCGGTAGTCAAGTCCATGGTTTTTAGAAGAGACCCAACAGTAAAACCGTTGATAACCTCGTCCTTAACCATAGCCCGTTCATGTGGAGTCATTCCGTTATAGACTTCAAAGACAGAACTCATTTGCTGTGCTTTAGCGATACTATTCTTTTGAAAATTAACTCGAATTAAGTCCAGCTTTTTCCTAATATTTTCCTTTGTACGGTCGTCAAGTGACAGTGTTTCCCGACTAGCAGCAACATCTGCTTCACCAATCGCCAACCTAATAAATACATTTGCGCGCATCTTATCAAGCTGATTAAGAAATAGGTTTAAATCACCTTGGTCCCTTGATCTAACATCATCCATATCTAAATCGTAAGCTACAGTACCCATAACAACTTTAAAATTTACACCAGAACGATAACCATTTTGAGGCTCAAAGTGATAGCCGTATTCATCAATTGCGTCGAGGATAGACTCTTCAACGTCATAGTCAAGTGTCTTATTAAGTGTTGGCTTAACTTTAAACCAACTGTACACTTTTTCAGCGCAAGCAATAAACTCGTAGATGTCGTGGTTAGATACATCGACAGTGATTTTAACACCATTAGAACCAGTCCAAGGACGGCTGTACAACTTAACCACCTCTGGCTCACCTGACTCTCCAATAGACGCTGTGAACACCGCTTCAACACCATCTTTACGTGCGGTGATAGAGAAGCTGTCTGTGTAACTGAAAGGTGTCTTAGAGCCAAGGCCAAGAGCGCCAATTACATCATTATTTTCAGTCTTTGTAGATTCAAAGTAGGTTGTATACACACTGTATACCTGCTCTTCTGATAGTCCTACACCAAAATCCTCTACAACGAACTTAGGATCAAGTGGAGTGGGCAAGTGCACGTTAAATGGTAGGTCTGGTACACCTGCTTCAACGTGGCTGTCGAAACAATTGCAGGACAGTTCGCGCACGATAGCTTCTATTTTACGCTCGTAGATGCCAGATGAAAGGATTTGAAAAGCTTTTGCTGATGCATTCACTTTGAACTTCTGAGATCCACCCAGATTGGTGATGGTTTTTTCTCGTGTTGCATCCAATCTCATAATTAATCTCCCCTTGAGGTTTTTGTTTCTCTAGCTGATGGTGGCATCATACCATAATACTGGTGGTCAACCAACCATTTGTTAATAGTTTCTAGTGCTTTTTTGTCAGAGCTTTCGTGAAATAGCTCAGACCAGACGTTAGATATATAGATGTTAACAAAACGCTGTCCTAATCTTCATTGATCGTTTGTCTGGAAGCTACACAGCTCCAAGCTCGTCTCATTTTAAAGATTTGGCCTACGTATATGTCTCCAACATAAAATGCAGAGACTGCCTCGCCTAAACTTTTGTATTTAAAATCTAACACTTTGTCGTCTACTAGTACAGAATACATTATTAATCTCCTGTATATTTAATATGGACCCCGATACGGGAATCGAACCACTTGAACTCTGATCTGCACCATTCACTAGTATAACGCAGGTTTTTGTTCAACGTATCACTCTCTGAAGGGAGTAGCTTTTCCGTTAAGCTAATCGGGGATAAACTTTTAAACTTATTTGATAAGTCTTTACAAGGGCAGGAATTGCCCAACCTAAGTCTAGTTAGCTTCTAGACTCACACACTACGCTTCGATAGCTGCTAAACCCGCGTAGCCTTGTAAAAGACTTATCAAATAAGCTCTCGATCACCTGAGAACTTATTCTATATCTAATCACTATCTTCTGTCAATCTTAAGTGTACGTTACTTTTGCTGTACTTGCCCTACCTCTAACTTCAAGTACTAGGAAGTCTTTCTCTGGGTAACGCTCAGCAAGCCTCATAGCTTCCCTTGAAGCTGCATCATGGCCTAATTGTACCTTTGTGTTACTTGAGATAGAAATCTTGCCGTTGCCTATCTGAGAGCCTATGATTAAATCGCATTTTTTCAGTGTTGTCATAATTTCCTCAACCTCCAATACGTTCTTTTCGTCTATAGTTAGCTTTCGGTCTGTCCCTTGTTCCTGTAGTGTAAGTATACCAGAACAATGTATGTCTTTGATGTAGAACTTTTGACCACGAAAGAATTCATTCCCGCCACTTGTTACTGCGTATTCTTTTAGGATACAGGAATCACCCACCTTCCAAAAATTTTCTGCCTCCACATCTTCTCTCCTAGTTACCAGAAACCTCCCGCCATCTGCCTCCAAAAGATTAAGATGATCTGAGGCAAATTGACCCCCCAATAATAAACCTTTGCCCTATAATAAATGAGTCCCCACGAAGCGTTATTTTGTTTTTTTTCAAAATACACGTAGCGCCTACAGAGTAGTCTTCCATATAAAACTCCTTATCAGATTGTCTTTTATAATCACTATAATGGTGTGAGTTTGGTTTGCTGAAAACAATCTTGTCAAGTTTTATTTATTAAACTGTCTCTGGACAGCCTCAACTTGGATCGCTTTTTTACGCAAGATAAAGTTTGCAGCATCTTCCGCACTCAAGCTAGTTTCCTTAGACAACTTATTAATTGCTTCGATATCCCGAGCATTACTATAGTCTTGTGCCCTTTCAACGTACTCTTGAATTACTGGCAAATATTCTTCAAGCAATTCGTCAAACATTTGTAGGTACTTGTCAATCTCGGTCGTAACTATGGGGGTAAGTTGTGAAACACTGTCCGCAGTGCTTAAAGACTCTTTTGATGAATTGCCCTCACCGCTAAGTAGTTCTTGAATCATCTTTTCTACTTGTTCTTGTGTCATTATTCATCACCTCCAAATAGTGCATTGAGTTTAGCAGAAACCTTCTGATTTCTAGCAAGTTCATAGCCGATATCAGAATTCTGGGCAGAACGTTTGTCAATTTCTTCATCATTTTGACGCTTCTTTTCCTCAAACTGAGCCTCACTCACAGCAAGGTCATCTACCATATTTTTCAGGTTCTGAGTGATCTGTGCAACGGTACGTGGCTGCTTGGACTTACTGTTGTTACCTTTAAACATATTAAGTACTCCTTTTAGTTTGTTTTGTTTCTCCAAGGGCTTCAATGTATCAACACATCCACCCAATTACAAGAACTTTCTCAATTATTTTTAGCCGTTTTCTAGCCAATCTCCTACAATAAAATCACTGAGTTCACCGTATGTATGCACGGATGGCGGTGTATTTCCCCCAAGCGCCTCCATAATCTCGGGGTCAAGAACTTCATTTGCAAAAGACTCAGGACTATTTACAGTATCGCATTGAGAAACAAACGCACCAACAGCACAGTCCTCCCAACTAACTCCAAACTGTCCATCACCTCCATGTGAAATACTCTGACCACGATCTTTTGCATTTACAAATTCAATAAAATTCTCTTGTGTAGCTTCCATAAAACCTCCTGTCTATTTAAGAATTGTTGTGAACCTTACACCATTTTGTGCAAGACCTCCATTGCTTATTTAAAACCAGAAAGCTCAAGAACACGCTTACGCAATCCTCCCGAACGAGTCAATAGGCGAGAATGAAGGGTTAGACCCCCTGCAATCAAGGCATCGACAATACTTGCCATGCTGTGTGAATCAAAACAATACCCCCGACTACCTACAAGGTGGACTTGCAAGCTTCCCAAAATTAAAAGGCGATCCCTAATTTCCTCAAGTGTAGTAAAGTCATGAAAACTTAGTGGTTGTTCCATAAGAATATAGTCGGAGGCCAAACCTTCAAGCACGTTTGAACCTTCCACCCTAGGTCGCGCATTCTCTGCAAGCACTGCGTTACTTTCCGCCATTATTTTTCTCCTTTAGTTTTATAAACTTCTGTAGTTACTTTATACTTCTCAGGCCACTTACTGTACGCATCTTCAAATTGTTTTGCAAGCGATTTCGCATCTGATTCGTAATGACACTCTACACCTGTGCGCTGAGTTACGCCAAACACCTTAAGTTCGCCATGCACTTTACGCACATCAACTTCACCAATAGTTTCATCTTGTGCTTCTAAATCAATCTTAACAAATTCAATACGATACATAGTTAACCCTCTTGGTTTGTTCTCGAATTTCCACAAGAATAAACACATAAGGGTGAAGTGTCAAGTAATTCTTTACAGTTGACAGGTTTAAAAAGTTATGCTAAGCTCCACTACAGAAATCCTGTAGGTATTCTATAACATTTCTATAGGTATTCTGTAGGTATTCTATAACATTTCTATAGGTATTCTACTTGTATGTTCTTATATACTACTACTGTAGAGGGAACTAAAAGAGTGTTTGCAGTATCCCAGTAAACACTGTAGCCTTCAAAAATAAATTGAGTTTAGGAGAAACCTATGAATTTGTTTGTTACAGACAGCAATCCATTTACTTGTTCTAAAGAACATTGTGATGTACACTTGCGGAAAATGATTGTAGAAACAGCCCAGTTGCTATCTACTGCTCACACAGAACTTGACGGTGTTCAAGTGGCTTACAAACCTACACACAAGAATCATCCTTGTACTGTGTGGGTAAGAGCTGACTATAAAAACTACAATTGGACTAGAGAGTTATTCTATTTTCTTCTAAAAGAGTACGAATTTAGATTCAATAAGCAGCACAAATCTGGGGAACACTTGCACAATCTAATGATAGTGCCACTCAACATCGCAGGTAGTCGCACAAATTCTTATGGTAAGCCAGATCCCGAGGGTTTTGTCACAGCAATGCCTGACAATTATCTAGAAAACTCTGTCGAGACCTCCTACCAAGATTACTTGAATGACAAGTTCAAGGAATGGCGCAGTCGTGCTCGTCCAATGAAAGTTGAGTGGACCAAGCGGACCAGACCTTCGTGGGTTTCTCTATAAAAACCTGTCGAGACCTTGACAATTCTATGGCTAGTCGTGTACTATCCCTCCACACAGAAGCTCAGAGGATTTCTTATGAAAGATGACATGCATGAGATTGCCAACACAATGTTAGGGCTTACTAGAAGCAAACCTACACAAAAAGATAATATTACAATTTCTTCAGAAAGACCGTTCGTAGTTTGTGCAGATCCGTCTGACAAAACTGTTCTTGATTTTTTTGCTGAATGCAGGCAAGAATGGCGAAGAGTTTGTGACACAGCCTTGGATGCATACCTACTGGCACAAGTAGAGGCGAGGTTTCGTCACAGAATGCAAACCATATCTTTAATTACGACTACCACGATGCCCTTAAATGAAGATTTGTATTTACATCTAGATAGTATGGAGCGCCAAGCCTTTGCAAAGTATTCCTTGCGAGTTCCTTGGCACCTTGAGGCTATGAACTGGGGATCTAAGGGTTTCGATGTTAAGATTGCTGTAGATGCTTTTGACCATTTTAAAGCAGACCTTGAAAACTGAGGGAGTATTTTTCCCCCGCCCAAAATTTTAGGAGAACTTGTGAGTAATTTAAAAAATAGATTGAAAAGTAAGTTGACTATGCAACAGGTTTTAGCTAACCTTGACGCTAGATTTAATGTAGTTCTTAACGAAGATAGACATCAGCTTCCTAGAGTCCCGCATAAGCATTCACAAGCTACAATAAAACGTGAAGAGTTTGAATGTTTGCAGAAAGAAATTGCTAACTTGCGATTTGAAATGGAAGAAAGCTTAATGGAAGAAAGATTTATGGAGGTGTTACATGGATCAAAATGCGATTAATAACAAAAGGAATATGGTAATGGATTTTACTAGATACAATAGCTTGGAAAACACCTACAGACAAAAAGCTATAGACAGTTGCCACACACTTGGAATTCCTGAGTGGGTAGCTCTTGAAAAAATACATGGATCTAACTTCTCATTTGTATGCGATGGAGCAAGCGTGTTGCCTGCAAAGCGTTCTGGAATCATACCTGTTAGTGAGAGTGGAGTCTATGACTTCTACGGGTGCAGCCTTGTGGTAGAAGAATACAGTGATAAAGTTATGGAGTTGTCTTATTTTATGGGTGGCCCTATCCAAGTATTTGGTGAGTTGTTTGGTAATGGTGTTCAGCAGGGGATAAACTATGGTGAGAAAAATTTTGTTGCTTTCGATATTCTTTTAGATACTGGCGCGTTTATTGACTGGCCTACAGTAAAAACCTTGTGCGCTCTTTTTGATATCCCAACCGCACCAGAGGTAGGCAGAGGAACTTTGTCTGAATTACTCAGTATCTCCCCAGAATTTACATCTAAACTCTGTGAGGATGCTGCGGAGGGTTTTGTAATCAAACCGTTGTGGGTAGATGCAAAGATGGGTAATGACTCTAGAGCAATATTAAAGCAAAAAAGTGTGGCTTTCTCTGAGAAAAAGCAAAGCTCTCCAAAACAGCCTCATGTAATGTCAGAAACAATTAAGCCAATATTTGAAGACTTTTTGGCCTATATTAATGACAACAGACTAAACAACATTCTTAGTAAGACCAGTGATGTAATAACTCAGAAAGACTTTGGTAAGATTATGGGAATGCTTGTTCAAGATGCCAAAGATGAATTTGAGAGAGACGAATACGAAATAAGTAAAAGCGACTGGAAAGAAATTAGTAAGTATGTTGTAAAAGAAGCTTCAGTTGTCCTCAGAGAAGATTGGTTAAATATTTTAGATAATTACAGCGACAATTCATAAAGGAGAATTAAATATACTACGACTTAGTGTTATTGAGGTTGCTTGCATGGGCCTCACTAAGCTTGGGAAATTTAGACACCCAAGGTTCATAAGAGAAAGATTTGATAAGCCAGCATCCGAATGTTAATAGGAGAAAACTATGATTAAATTAAGTGTTTCTACAGGTGTCGAAGGACAACACGGAACAATCCCAGTAGAGTTTGGTCGATTTCCTTGCGGAGAAAGAAACCTGCGTCTGGAAAGCACAAAACAACCAGAGGGGCTTGTATTTGATCAGGTCTCTATCTCTCTGTCTTATGAAGCTGACAACGATCTTATTGATTTGCTATTGCTTGTCGATGCAGTCAAGCGATGCCCTTGGTTACTTTACAGGAACCTTGTGCTGCTGGTTAACTACTTCCCTTACGGTAGACAAGATCGTGTATGCAACACCGGAGAGCCACACAGCTTGAAAGTTGTCGCTGCCCTGATCAACTCATGCGGGTTTAACAGAGTGTACGTTGTAGACCCTCACAGCGATGTTATCGAAGCACTGTTGGATAACGTAGAAATCATTACGATGGATCACATTGTTTTTGCAGCAGACGGTGGGCCTTTTACAGAGTGTGACGCTTACGTATCACCAGATGGTGGTGCTTATAAGAAAGTCAGCAAGGCTGGTCAAGTGCTAGGCAAGCCTATCATTCGTGCAGATAAGATTCGTGACACAATGACAGGTGCATTGTCAGGCTTTGAAGTGTATGCTGATGACCTTACAGGGCAAGAGGTGGTTATCTTAGACGATATCTGCGATGGTGGTGGAACTTTCATTGGTCTTGCTAAGAAGCTTCGTGAGAAAGGCGCAGCTAAAGTTACGCTTTACGTGACCCACGGTATGTTTACAAAGGGTGTAAAAATTCTTTTAGAATCTATTGACGAAGTGTGGTGTTATAGCTACCATGGGCCAGATGAAGATAGACACCTAGTCAACCAAGTGGAGTTATTCTTAGAATGAAAAAGGATGCAGAAATGAAAGATGAAGATTTTAGTTTTAACATAGACTACGCAAGGTCTCGCGGAATAACTGAACCAGAACTTTTAGCGATGGATACCATCTACGTCTATTTGTTCTGTGTACTTAGAAAACCGTTTCATCATTTTGACACGCACAAAGAAGTTGTTGATGTCATTCAGGCTATGGAGTATACTCTACAACTGTTCTGGAAGTTTCCACTGACAGATGAGAAGCACTCCTACTGGTATCAAGTAGCCGGTTGTAAGTGTCCTAAGATGGACAACTCAGACCCAATGTACAGCGGGCGTAGGATTATTAACATGGCTTGTGAATTTCATGGAGGTAATCTATGAAGTACATTGATGGAGATTTGTTTAAACTGGCTGAGCAGGGTGAGTTTGATATCGTGATTCATGGGGCAAATTGTTTTTGCACTATGGGTTCAGGTGTTGCCCTGACAGTTAAAAATAACTACCCGAAAGCTTTTCTAGCAGACCAATTGACAGAGTCAGGTGATCAGCGGAAGCTTGGTAAGTTTACTCAGGCACATATTGATGGAAAAACATGGCATAAAGTGGCACAGGGTTCTCATGGAGTAAGGACTGTCAACTATAACTTCACGATCATTAACGCATACACTCAATATGGCTTTGCTAATAGAGATATTGTAAATGTTGATTACAAGGCACTTGAACATGCTTTCATGCAAATTAAATTGCTATGGGATATGAACGTACAAGCACCAGCTAGGATCGGAATTCCTAAAATTGGATCTGCACTTGCAGGTGGAGATTGGGGTAGAATAGAACAAATCATTGATAACATTGGTTTTAGTGATATCACTACAGTAATTTACACAGGATAGGAGAAACAAATGAAACTTAATCCATTGACTACGTGTGATTTCTACAAAACATCACACAGACCTATGTACCCAACAGGTACAGAAATGGTATACAGTAACTTTACACCACGTTCTACTCGACTTTTCCCCACTGTAAAATCCGTGGCAGATAATCGTGTGGTCTTTGTAGGACTGCAAGGCTTTATGAAATGGTTCTTGCAGGATGTATTCACAGAAGGCTTCTTTGATAAGCCAAAGACTCAGGTTGTACGTGCCTACAAGCGCCGTATGGATAACGCACTTGGTCCTGACATGGTAACTGTAGAACACATTGAAGATCTTCACGACCTTGGCTACCTGCCACTTGAAATTATGGCACTGCCAGAAGGCTCTAAGGTTGATCCAAAAGTTCCTTTGTTCACAGTACACAACACCCTTCCCGAATTTTTTGGTTGGTTAACTATCTGGAAACCGTATTCAGCAACAGTGTTTGGAAGTCTATTGTAAACGCGACGACTGCTTACCGTTATCGGCAAGTTCTTGAACACTTCGCAGATCTCACTGGAACTCCAAAAGAGGTTGTCGGAATCCAAGCTCACGACTTTAGTTGTCGTGGTATGGGTGGTCCTTATGATTCAGCAATGGCTGGTCTGGCTCACCTAGTATTCTTTGAAGGCACTGATACTATCTCTGCCATTGATTATGCAGAAGATTACTATGGTGCAAACAGTGACGAGGAACTTGTAGGCTGTTCAGTACCTGCTACAGAGCACAGTGTTATGTGTATGGGCGGCAAAGAAACTGAACTCGAAACATTCCGACGACTGATTAAGCTACACCCAGAAGGTGTTTTGGCAATTGTTTCAGACACTTGGGACTTCTGGAAAGTAATCACTGAGTTTGCAGCAGAGCTCAAAGATGAAATCGAAGCACGTCAGCCCAATGCGCTTGGTCTGGCTAAAATTGTATTCCGCCCAGACTCTGGCGACCCTGCTAATATTCTTTGTGGTATTGAGGTAAGGACTCTAACCTCGGAGTATAATTCTCCGTGTAATTTTGACGAGTGGAAAGGAATGGTTGCAGAGGAAATGGATAACCAGTTCCGTGAAAACCTCGAACCAGAAAAACCCCACCAGTCGGAGAAAGAATTTTGGCATTACGAAGGGCAAGTTTTTGAGGTTACTTACGAACCTGAGCTCAACCGTCACGACAAGCGGTATTACTACGTTGATAACTGTGGTGATGACGTTCGTTTTTGTGACTTTAAGCTGGTAGTTCTAACACCAGAACAGAAAGGTGCTGTACAATGCCTGTATGAAAGCTTTGGTGGGACTCGGACAGACACAGGACACCTTATGCTCAATGAGCGTATCGGTTTGATCTATGGTGACTCTATCACTCTGCAACGTTGCGAGGATATTTGCCAACGTCTTGCTGACAAAGGCTTTGCATCCGGTAATGTTGTGTTTGGTATTGGTAGTTACACTTACCAGTACAACACTCGTGATACTATTGGTGCTGCTATGAAAGCTACCTACGGTGTTATCAACGGAGAGGGTGTTGAGATCTTCAAAGATCCTAAGACTGACTCAGGTGAGAAAAAGAGTGCAAAAGGTTTGTTGCATGTTGAATCTCAATACCCAAGTGGTCGCCTTGTGTTAAAAGATCAAAGTAATTGGTCTGTAATCCGCAGTGGTGCTAACGTGATGCGTACAGTTTTTCACGATGGTCGCTTGACAGATGAAGAAGATCTCGCTACCATTCGTAATCGAGCTAGAGGCTAAGGAGGTATTATGACAGCACAAGAACTAGGGGATGCAATCAACCTGCTAACTGAAGATCAACTCAAGCTTGAGGTTCGCATAGACGCTGATCACGGTCAGACAGCTATGGCTGCTAACTTTGCTGGTCCCGGCCTTATTTATGAGGACGAGTACATGGCAGAGACCGTAGCTGAGGGTGATGAGGAAGATGATCACGTTGCTGTATTTCTACTAACCGACTAAGGAGTAAATGTGAGTAAGATTGAGGGGGTTACTTTTAAAACAAACCTCCCCTGCCCAAAAGAGGGTTGCGGTTCTTCGGACGCCGTGACTCTCTACAAAAAAGTAGACCATAAAGGTAATGAATATCTCGACGGATTTTGTTTTTCATGTCAAAACCATGTGAACTCAAAGACTGTCGAGACCTTTTATGGTGAAGATTTTGATGGAGGGGAATTCAATAACTTTGAAGAAGAGGTAGATGATATTGTGCTAGAAAAGCTTGAAGATATTTTACAGTTAGAGTGCCGTGGAGAACGGAAGCGTAAGCTAAAAATTCCAGTCAATGAAATGTACGGTGTACGTACAGAATTCGATACAACAGGCAAGGCAGTTAAACGGTACTATCCCGGCCATGTGGATGGCACCATCACAGGTTATAAAACCAGAGACCTCACTGTACCAAAGAAAGATAAAAGACACTTCTCCGCTATTGGTAGCATTAAAAACACTAATCAGTTATTTGGTCAGCACCTATACGCTAAGGGCGGTAAGTTTCTGATCATTGTTGGTGGTGAAGAAGATGCACTGGCAATGAAGCAAACGATGAAAGACAAAAACCCAAAGTTTGATACTCCGGTAGTCTCTCCACTAACAGGAGAACCTTCCCTTGATAGACAAATTAAAGAAAACTACGAGTGGGTGACTTCATTTGATTGTGTTATTCTAATGCTCGATGCAGATGAAGCTGGTAGGATTGCAATGGAAAAGGCAGCAAAGCTTCTAAAACCGGGGCAAGGCTTTATTGCAGACCTTGGTTTGATAAGCGGTCTCAAAGACCCTTGTGATTACGTCAAGGCAGGTCGGGAAAATGACCTGTACCAATGCTTCTGGAATGCCTACAACACAGGTAAGTACACACCAGCAGGCGTTGTAGGTAGCAGCCAGACATACGATGCACTGATGGAACGTGCGACTTGGGTTAAACTACCCCTTCCGGACTTTGCAAAACAACTCCAGCAAATGATGAATGGTGGCTTTGCTTTTGGTGAGATCATAAATATCGTAGCAGCAAGTTCTGTTGGTAAGACGACTGTTGTTAATGAGTTCCTATATCACTTCGTATTTAACTCAGAGCACAAGATTGGTGTCATCCCATTAGAAAGCGATATGGGTGAGTTGATTGAGAACCTTGTGAGTGTACACCTTGGAGTCAAGCTTGCCAACATGGATGATGAGGAAAAGATTGAACTATACAAAACCAAAGAGTTTAGAAAAGCTTACGATGAACTAACAAAACTTCCTAATGGAGAGGACAGGTTTATTATCCTAGACCATCAGGGCGATGTGTGTGACGAAGATCTTAAGAATAAGATTGAATACATGGTAAAAGCTACCGGATGCAGAGGAATAATTCTTGACCCACTAACACTGGCCTTAAGTGGCAAAGGAAACGAGGGGATGGATGAATTTATGTCATGGCTCTTGCGCTTTACTAAACGTGAACAAATTATTCACATCAACGTAGCTCATGTACGTAAGAGTGGTTCTGGATCTCAGGCTAATTCTACTGGTGCAGACATCCACGAAGAGGATATCAAAGGTTCAGGGTCTATTTTCCAAGTAGGTATGATCAACATCCTGCTAATGCGTGATAAGGAGCACACAGACCCTCGTGTAAGGAACACAACTAAGGTTGTTGTTAGTAAGGCCAGACGTACAGGTAACACAGGGCCAGCAGGCTTCTGGTACTACGATGGCACCAAGGCACGACTTGAGGTTGGATCAGATCCTGAAGGTGATTATACAGATGATGAACAAGATTTTGGAAGTCTTGGGGCATATACTCAAGATAATTTAGACGATAAGGCAGCGTACTGAGGTCGCTGTTTAATCCTAAAACAACTAGAAAAACTAGGAGTTATTATGGAGATAGTATTTGACATTGAGGCCACCGGCCTCTTAGACACTGGCAGCATAGAGTATAAGAAATATCCTTTTAAGTTGAAGCCAACATTTCAAGTTCATTGTATTGTTGCAAAAGACTTAAGCAACAAGGGTATGATATATAGCTTTACACCAGAAAACCTGTGGGATTTTCCCCACTTTTTTAAAAAAGCAACAAAGGTAGTTGGGCATAACATCATTGATTACGACTTGATGGTTGTTGAGTTGTTCTTTGGTCTTAAGTTTGATGTTGATCCTTTCACTATTGATGGCAAGGAAGTTGAAGTTTGTGACACACTTGTTCTCAGTAAGCTTCTAAATCCTGATCGCTCAGGTGGTCACGGTCTAGCGGCATGGGGCGAACGACTCTCTTTCTACAAGGATGACTTTGGCAAGCACACAGACTGGTCAGAGTATTCTGAGAGGATGCGGTCGTATTGTGTTCAAGACGTTCACCTAAACCACAAAGTCTATGCACATCTTATGCTGCAAGAGTGGCGTAACTGGAACTGGAAAGAGGCTTTCTGGTTAGAACAGACTTGCAGGCACTACATTACAGTGCAGAGTCACTTTGGATTTCAATTTGATTCTACCCTTGCTACATGGTGCGTTGGTGATCTGACACAGAAGATGGGAGATATCGAGAAAAAGATTGAACCACTACTGCCAAGTAAGAAAATGACCAAAGGATCTGCAAAGGAATTTACACCACCTAAGATACAGGTGAAAAAGAACGGTGATCTTTCAGCGCACATGCAGAACTTTGTTGCCAAGCATTCACTAGAGTGCAAGCAAGACGAGTACGGTGATTGGGTTTTAATTGGATATGGAAGGCGCTGGACCCTACCTATGGGTCAGGAGCCAATCTTCGATACAGAGCCTATGAGGCTTGCTGATCAGGATGCTATTAAGCAGTACCTAATGAGTCAAGGTTGGGAGCCAACAGCATGGAAAGAGAAAGACTTAACGATTAACACAAAGAAGCAGAAGCTTAGTGATGAAAAGTATCAGATAGCTGTTGATCGTTACATAGACCAGACAGTTAATGGTGAGTACTTTTCTGCGAGAATTGATCACCTTAAGATTAATGCAGGCGAGTTACGTAGAAAGCTTACGGATCATAATAGAAAAAGACCTTTGCGTGTCTTGTCTACACCTTCCTTTACTTCAGGGCAGGAGAAAAAGATCTGTAGCAATCTCGTAGCATTGGGTGCAAAGTTTGAATGGGTTGCTGACCTAGTGGCATGGCTGACTTACAGGCACAGGAAGAATTCAATTCAATCAGATAAAGGTACTGGTTGGTTGAATGAAGATCGGATTCTTGATGATGGTCGTATAAGTACACCAGCAGACACACTAGGGACAAACACATTCAGGTATACACACAAGGGTGTTGCAAACGTACCAAGGTCTACAAGCACGTATGGTGGCTACATGAGAGCGTTGTTTGGTGTACCAGCAGATCAATATCAGATTGGTTCGGATGCTGCTGGACTTGAGGCTCGTGTTGAGGCTCACTTTACAAGACAGTTTGAAGGTGGGGAAGCTTACGCTAAAGGTCTTATCTCTGAAAAGCCAAACGATATTCACACAGTTAACGCTGCAAAGATGGGTGTTGATAGGGAGGTAGCCAAAACACTAAAATATGCTTGTCTGCCTGTAGACTCAACAACTATCCTAACAAAATCTGGATGGAAGGGGTATAACCAACTATCTGTTGGTCAGGATGTTCTTACCTATAATACATCTACAGGTTTTAACGAGTGGAGCCCGGTTAAAAATATCCTCCACTACCCAGATGCTGATGTAGTGAGTATGCGTCAAAGGTCTTTTACGTTTGAGAGTACAGGAGACCACAGGTGGTTCGGGAGTATTCGCAGAGCACCTAAGAAGAGTCCCCGGTATTTTGAAGATTTGTTTAAGACCACTGACGAAATAAATACTGAGTTTAAGATTAAGAATTCAGCAGAGTATGTTGGAGGTGGCTCACATGCTAATGTAGATGAGGCTAGGCTTGTTGCTTGGATTCTCAGTGATGGTTATCTCAAGTGGTCAAAAGACACTAGGAAGACTTCATCTTCATTTGGAAATCGCAGGGGAGTTTCTTGCAGGATTTCTCAGGATGAGTCAAAGTATGCAAAAGAAATTGAGGAAGTTTTGGAGAGTGTAGGTGCAGAGTTTTCTATACATACTCTTAAAAACAACCCCAGCTTTAAGACTTTTATTCTCTCACCACATTGGTTTAGAGAATTCTGGAGTAGAGTGGGGCTACCTCAACAAAATAAGCATAATATTGATTATTTAGAGTGGGTATGCTCACTTACGAGGGAGTCGTTAGGTGGTTTTGTAGAGTCTTTCTGGCAAGCCGATGGTTGGACTCAGGCGGGCGGTAAATGTATTGGTCAGAACGAGGGTAGTGTCTACGAGGCCATACTCTTAGCTTCTTACTTGGCTGGGTATTCTCCCAAGGTATCTTGGGGTGCAACTGTGAATAAAAGACACGCTTGTATTACACTTAGTATAAATCAAAGTAGAACTTGCCAACGGATGATTAAGACTTTATCTAGGAATACGGATGTGTTTTGTATAGAAACTGCTAACTCAACTTTCGTAGCCAGACAGGGGGACGTTGTAACAATCACAGGCAACTGTAGCTACGGAGCACAGGCTGGTAAGATTGCTAAGACTCTAGGTGTATCAAAAGGAGAGGCAGAGCAGGTTTTGAGTCATTCTGGGACGCCTCAGAACCACTAAAAATTCTTAAAGAGCATGTAGCAACATACTGGAAAACTAAAGGACACAAGGTATTCATCCGTGGTATAGACGGTCGTAAGCTTATGACTAGGTCCGAGCATTCTCTTTTGAATGTGTTGTTCCAAAGCACAGGTG